GCGGCACGATGTCGCCGACCTGATATTTCCAGGCACGGTTCGAAAAGACCGCGCTGAACTTCCGCTGATACTGCGTTCGCATCATCACCTGGTGCGCGATACGCTGTGCCTGCGTCGGGCTTTCCACCGCGACGAGGTTCAGCGGCAATATGCGGTCCACCCCGCCGACCGCTGCGCTGCTCACCTCCGGATAGTCGACGAGCTGGTAAAGCGCCTCGTCCGACGGGTCGATATATTTGCCGCGCACGATATTCCGGATATCGGGCAGGTTCGGCGCGGGATCCCAGGTAAAGCCGCTTAGTACGTCGTCGTCGAACAGGCCGGGGTCGCCCGCCGCCGTCGCCAGGTCGTCGTGCATGATCGCCAGGGTCAGCCGCCCGCCGACGTCCCGCAGCCGTCCGTTGCAGGCCGCCAGCAGCCCGGCCAGCGCCTGTGCCGGATCGTCGTCTTCGCTGATCACCGCCGCCGAACGATAGCGCTTCTCGGTCCCCCCCGCCTTCAGCGGGACATCCTCGTCGCAGATATTGGCGGCGGTCACGAAGCTGGCCATGTCGATCAGCGCCGGATCGAGCCCCCGGCCGACCGACAGTTCTCCGTTGATCCGCCAGCCCAACAGATAGGCGAGGATCTGGATCGCCGTATTCTTGCAATGGTCACCCCAGGGCCAGCTGTCCTGGTTGTCGGCGCGGTGATAGCCGCTGCCGCCAATGCTGCCGTCCTGGCGCGGGTCATAGCAGGGCTGTCCTTTGCCCTTGATCGTGATCCGGCTCGGCAGGCCGCCGACAAACGGGCTCTCCGCCTTGCGTGTCAGCCCCGATCGCCGGATCCGGAACCAGACATAGGCGCACCCCGTCAACCGCCGCGTCGATCCCCACAGCGCCCCGCCGTTGATCGCTATCGTATTGTCGTCGCGGCCCTCGACCCGCGTCGCAATCTCCAGATAGCCGTCCCAATAGGGATCGATGCCAAGCCCGATCGTCGAGACGAACCGGTCCTCGAACCATATCTCGTCGATCGACTGGACCCGGTGGCAGGCCAGGCCGATGATATAGTCGATAAACTCCTGATCGTCGCCCGACGGCTCGACATAGCGGATATCCGTGCCCATCGCCGTCTCGCCGAGCACCATCGTCCGCCCCGCGTTCGGATTGATCGAGGCGTTGAGCCGGTCGAGCTGCCCCAGCGGCGTTCGCGGTACCTTCGTCAGCGTCTTGCCGAGCACCGACAGGCTGGACGCCACCCCCATCGTCGCGATGAAGCCCGGGATCGCCGCCGCCGCCGCCGCGCTGAACCCCACGCTCTGCGCCGCCATCGCCAGCCAGGGGCCGGCGCCGGGAATGAACGCGATCGCGATCGTCGCCGCGATGGCCAGCGGCTTGATGATCTTGCTCATTCGACGCGCCAGCCCCGCAGCCAGCTCGCGCGGTCGAGCCGTACCAGCCCTTCATGGTCGCCCTGCGCGCCGATGCCGGTCGCGTGGCCGCCGAGGACGATGCCCAGCGCGCCGCCGCCCTGCCCGTCGTCGGCCATCACGATGTCGCCGCGCCGCGCCAGCGCCGGCGGCACGGCCGTGAACTTGGCGTCGAGCGTCGCTTCCAGCGTGCCTGCCCCGATCCGGCGCAGCGCCCGCGCCGATCCGCGCGCCGTACGGTAATGGCCGCGAAACTCGGCCATCGCATCCTCGCCCGTCATCGCCCGCACGGCTCCGGCCGCGAAGGTACAGCAGTCCATGGCGCCCCAGGCGAAGCGCGCGGCCCGGCACCCCCGCAGATAGTCCGCGAGGCGCCCTTCCCAGTCCCGATACCGCATGATGCCCCCGCTCAGAAAAACTGCCCGTAGGGGCCCATCGCCGCCGCTCGCGCCGCCGCCGCCGTCTCGCCCAGCGCCCGCGTGCCGTTCGCGATCGCGATCGACAGCTCCGCCGAATGGTCGTCCGGATCGAACAGAGATTGCGACAACCAGCTCCGGTTGCTCGCCTGGCTGAAATAGGTCTGCCAGCCCTCGATCGTCATCGTGATCGTCTGGCGCTGCCGGTCGCCGCTAATCTTAGGCACCGTCATCCATCCTGTATAATAGGCCCAGACATTACCGACCGGCGCCCCGTCGGGACCGATCATGAATGCCCAGAGGCGCGCCCGACGGCCCTGCCAGTTCGCCGCGTCGTTGATCAGCGCCAGTGTCTCATCGTCGAGCCCGGTCAGGCCCGACAGCGTCACCACCACCGATCCGACACCGCCCTCCTTGTTCTCTACCGGCGCCACCGCCATCCAGACGCCGTCCTGCGCGAGGAAGGTCTGCCCGTCGAGATCGGCGTCGCCCGTGGCGCTGAAACTCAGATTATAGGGCGCCGTCGTCACCCGGATCGGATCGCCGACGATATCGAGAAAACCGATATAGCCCGGCCGGTTGATCGGCTTGTCCAGTTCGGCCTGCGCGGTCGTGTCGGGAATGCCCATCAGCCCAGCGCCCGATGTTGCGGGTTGCCTGGTTGCGGTTTCATCAAAATGCTTCCTCTACCGAGAAGGCCGTCACGCCATAGATCCGCCCGCGATTGGCCGACCATGGATTATCGTCGGCGGCCATCCGCATCAGCGCCCATGGCCAATGAACCTCGATGACATCGTTGTCGGCCGGAACGGCGCGCAGTTCGCTGCCGAGCGTCATCGTCGCCTTGCCGGTGGCATCCGCCTCCACCGGCGCGTCGAGGATGATCAGCTGCTCGCCGATCGTCACCATGTGCCCGGCCTTCAGCCAGACGCCGACATCGGGGAATCCGTCCACGTCGATCGACGACCCCGACTGCGCGGCGCCATCGACGCGGATCGTCATCGCCAGCGGGATCTGCACATTCTCGCACGCGACGATGCGGAAACTGTTCGTCCGGCCCCGGCAGAGCGACAGGAAGGCGCGCCAGGGCAGCAGCTCGCGCTCGCTGGTCATCGCGGGGAAGGACACCCGCGCCTTCCACCGCCCGGCATAGGGCAGCACCGTCAGCCGCTGCCGACCGGTCCATTCGGACTCGTTGACCTGTGTGTTCGCCGGCGGCGTCCACTCTATGTCCGCGATTGGCGGATCGTTCGGAAAGTCGATGATCGCCATGTCAGCCCGCCGAGCTTGGCAGCATGGGCCGGGAAAGATCCGCCATCGTCTGCCCACGCGCCGCCGCCACGATCAGCGGCGCCGCATTCCAGATCGCCTGTTCCGCCTCCCGCCGCACCATCGCCGGATCGGACGCCCCGCGCGCGTCGATGCTGATGCTGATCGGCGAGCCGCCATCGCCCATGAAGCGCCCGATCTTGTGGTTTGGTATGACCGTCGTGGGCACCTTCGTCCTCATGATCTCCGGACCGCGCTCGCCGACCAGGAAGGGTTGCCCAACCGGCGGGTCACCACCGTCGGCAAATCCGAGGATGCTGGAAAATCCGACGCCCCCGATCGCGCCCGCCAGCGGCTTGATCAGGGCCTGCCGCACCGCGATCCGCACCAGGTCGGCGATGATCTGGTTGGCGACATTACTGAACGCCTCGCCCAGCGATTGCGCCCCCATGATCGCATCGGCGATGCCGTCGCCGAGACTCTCGAGGCCGCCCGCGGCGATATCGTTCAGCGCCTGATCGACATTGTCCCCTTCGCGCTCCAGTTCCTTGAACAGGTCCATCGTCGCGGTGGTGACATCGACCGTGGCGACGGAGAGGCCCATCAGGCCCTCGCGCGCCTTGCTCACCGTTTCGCCGATTTCCTGCTCGAACTTCCGCGACCCGGATGTGACCGCCGCAAAGGGATTCAGTGTCAGGTCGCGCGCCTCCATCTCATCCCGGGCGCGCTGGATCGCATCCTGATAAGCCTTCGCGCTGGCAAAGCCCATCGACTGGGCAAAGGCGTCGGCATCCGACGTCTTCTTGTCGCGCGGCGTCCTGCCTGGACGGCGAAGTCCGGGGGCGAGGGTACCACTGTCGAGCGACTGTTCGATCAGATTGGCGATCTTGTCCTTTTCGCTGGCGGCGAGGCTGTCGATGATCGCCTGCTGGAGATCCGTGTTGCTGACCTTCAGCCCGCGATCCGGGAGGCCGGCCAGTTGTTTCAGCGCATCCCCGGCGGGGAGCTTTCCGTTCCGAAACGCATCGATCACGCTAAACTGCTGCGCGTTCGATCCGGGCGTGTAGAAGAACGGGAAGGCCGATATCTCGCCGGCATTGCCAAATGCCTTGGTCGACGACAGGCGCGACTGCGAGGCTTCTTTGCGCAGGTTCAGCGCGGTCAGCCGCGCATTGGCGATCAGCAGCTCGTTCTGGCTCTTGATCTTGCCCGAAGTCAGATCGAACACGTCCCCCAACACCGACTGCGCGTCGGCGAGCCCGTTCGAACCCACCTTGGCAAGGTCGAGCGCCTCGTTCGTGTCGTCCATCGTCAGGAGGTAGCTGGCGAGGATCGTCCCGACCGACAATATGCTGCCGCCCAGGATGCCCGAGAAGAACCGACCCGCCACGCCGGCCTTTCCGCCCATGTCGGCCAGCGCGCCCGCTGCCTGTCCAGACTGCTGCGCGAAGGCCCGCAGGACCGGCGTTCCACCCTGAACCTGGACAAGGAAATCGTTGAACTGAAAGCCCAGATTCTTGACGGCATTCTGCTGCTGCGCTGACGATACCGTGATCGCACGCGTCGATTTGGTCGCGAACTGCTCGACCTCGCCCGACGCCGCCTGCAGTTGCTTGGACAATAGCAGGGTCGTCGCCTCGAGCCGCAGCACGAGGCCCTTGTCGATCTCCGCCATCAGCTAGTTCGCCTTTCGCGCCTCGGCCTGGTCGTCGAAGATCTCGACGGCCGAATAGAGTTCGTGCGGGGTGGCCGCCCAGAATTGTTCGGCCGTCCAGTGGAGGTTAACGATCGCCCATCCCATCAGGCGGCGGCGGGGATGTCTCCCGTCGGGCTTCCCGCCGCCGCCTTGAGTTCCCCCTTGGACGTATACTCCCCGGTTGCTGCCGCCTTGAGGAAGCCGACCAGGTCGGTGATCATCTTGAACAGGCCGCCCTCGGCGTCCATCAGCAGCTCGGCGACCCGCCGCTCCTGCCACATGTCGGCCTCCGCGCCGCGCCCGCGCTGACGCAGGTCTGCCTTGACGCACTCGGTGACGATCACCGCGATCTCGACGCCCTTCAGCTTGGCGGCGGTGGCGAGGATCATCAACTCGGCCAGCGCCTTTCCGGTCTTCGTCTCGATCGCCTCGATCGCCGCGAAACTGGGGCGCATCACATATTCGACTCCTTCGAGCATGACGGTCTGTTCCCCGCGCCGCGCATTCGCGGTCGTTCCGCCGCCGGGAAGCACGTCGGCGGCGGCCTTCGCGGTCCGCTTCGTCATGACAGCACGTCGATCGTGGGATCTTCCGCGAGGAAAAACGATATCCGGCAGCTTACATCGGCACCCTGCGGCGCCGAGGTCGGCATGGTTTCGACATGCATCGCCGCCGCGAAGATCGCATCATCGGCGGTCGCGGTCGCGCCGCCACGGCGCACCTGGATATTCACGGCGGCCTTTGTCTTGTGGACGGTCTCAAGCCGCGTATAGCCATTGGCGTCAGGAAGGCTCGGCTTGAGGTCGAGCCCGAAATTGCTGATCGCCATGACACCGGGACGACCGACCTCATAGGCGCTGGTCTTGACGGTGCGATCGACCCGCGCCGCGCTGCGGGTCCATTCCACCCCGGTCTGGCCGGCGGGGGCGTAAAAAACCTCCGACCCCGCACCGTTGCCGACCCATACCAGCACTTCGTCTGCATTGAGATAAGCCATTGACAGTCTCCTCAGCCGGCCGCCGCCGGCTCCGTCGTGCACGTCACCGTGATCGTGCCGTAATAGATGTCATCCTTCAGCACCGGGCTTGTGTCGGTATCCGGCCATCCGATCCGGCCGAAGATGACGTCAGCGGTTGCTGTTGCCTTCCAGTGCGCAAGCCCCGCGCGGACCTTGGTCTGCAGCGAAAGGTTAGCTGCCTGCGACGGCCCCTTCGTGACCGCGAAGATCACCATCGTCCAGCGATCTGATATCTCGCCCTTGCCCGCGCGATTCTCACTTTGCGGGGCACCGATGATAACGACCGGCGGCGGAGTCTTTTCGGGCACATGCTGATGCACGCTCGCGCCGGTCACGGTCGCCACCAGCCTGTCGAACACCGCCTTTTGCAGCGCCGAGCCGTAATCGATCGCGGCCGGATCAGTCATTGGCGACCCCTGCCGATGCACGGCGCAATATCCGGTCGAAGATCGACCGGAGCCGGGGCAGTTCATTCAGGTTGAAATCCTCGCGCCGCCCAAACACAAAATCATATCGGCTTCGGCTGATCGCCCCGATCCGCACCATATATTCGTGGACGGTCCCGTCTTTCCGGACGCGCTTCGCCCGCGCCGATCCGGCCCGCCGGCCCTGGTCGAGGATATAGCCGTAAAAATATTCCGTCTTCGCGCGCTTGGCCAGCAGGCCGAGCCGTAGAATCAGGCTGCTTCCGATCGTGACCCGCTTCTGGATCGCCGACACCAGCCCGCCATAGAGCCGCGGCGTTTCCGCCAGGGCGTGGCCGAGCAGCCGATCGCCGATCGCCTCGAACTCGTCGGTCAGCTCCTTTCGGGCCTCCGGCTCGATATTGGCGAGGAACTTGCGCGTCGCCCGGACGCCTGCCCATTTGCCCGAGATCATTCCGGCACCTCCAGATCGATCAGCACGACCATGTCGCGGCCCCGGCCATCCGGATCGGCGACCGATCGCACCCGGTAGGCGAGCCCTTTCATCACGACACGATCGCCGGTCCTGATATCCGACCGGCGCATCTCGATCCGATAGCTTTGCTGGTCGGTCAGCACCGATCCGACATCGGCCTGAACGCCCCCGGCCGGGCGCGCCGCGATCCGGCGATAGAATAGCGGATCGCCCCAGTCGCGCGACTGCCCGCCAGCCCCATCCTCAGCCATGACGGCGCGATGCACCGCGATCCGTCGGTTGAGCTTCCCCGCCTGCATCAGACCCTCACGAGCCGATAGGGATCGAGCAGATCCGTGACGCTCAGCGGCATTTCCGACATGGCGCTACCCGCCGCCTCGCGGTTGGCATACCAGTGCGCGACGGCGAGCCGACCAGCGACCTTGATGTCGGCCGGCACGCCATCGCTTGTGGCGGGCGCCCCGCCCTCCGGCGGCGCGACATAGCCCGCCGTCGCCGTTACCGTGACGACCCCGTCGGCATCCGCCGCCAGCGGCCACGCCGCGCCGATCGCCGGCAGCAGCCGGACATGGCGGCCGATCGTGACCGTCCGGAAATCGGCCAGCGCCTGTTCCGTCCCGTCGGCCGCCAGATAGCTGATCGCCAGCGTCTCCGTGTCGATCGGCGTGGCCGGAATGACCATCAGCCGCGCGAAGCGATCGAACGACCAGCTCCGTTCGGCCTGGTCGGCGATGATGCCGAACCGGCTCTCGAAATGCGCGGCGGCGGCGGCAATATAGCCCTCGATCAGGCCATCGTCCGCCGTCTCATCCTCTTCCAGCCCGAGCTGCGCCCGGGCTTCCGCCAGCGTGATCAGCATCATCGTCTCCCGGAGGAAGGGGAGACGGACCGGGCCGAAGCCCGGTCCGTCAGGATCAGGCCTCGCCGGCGAAGGACGGCAGGCCCCGGATGACGATCGCGGCGATGGGCGTTCCGGTGCCATGCGTGCCGCTGAAATCGGCCAGCAGCTTGAGGTAGCGCTTGCCGCCGATATAGCCGAGCCTCTGCACCGTCGCGGCGGCGTGGGCGGCGGTAAGCGCCCGGATGATGCCGTCGGTGATCGTCGTCGCCGCCAGGCTGTCCTTGATCACGTCGTCGTCGGTGACGGCGACATAGGTCGAATCGTCGTCGCTGTGGGTGAGGACGAACTCGACCTTGTTCGTGCCGGAGAAGGTGATGCCGCCCACCCCGATCATCAGGGCGATGGTGGCGGCGCCATGGTCGAGAAGATCGACCGCGGCCGGCGTATTGTCCGCCGCCAGCGTCGCCGCGGCGACCAGCGTGGCGAGCGAGAGGTTGGAGGCCTGATCCCGTTCGGGCGTCATGGCAATATCCTTTCTGCTGGATAAGGGGGAAAGTAGGGAAGAGGGGCGGGCCGCGATCGACCCACCCGGTCAGGCGCTGAACTTGAGGGCCTTGAGGGCCTCGAAATTGACCGCGCCGCCACCCGTGCGCCGGCGCATATGAAACTTCACGAAGCCGGGACGGGTGATGTTGTCGCGAACGACCGAGGTGCCGAGGCGATCGACGATCGTATAGGCTTCGGCGAAGTCGCCATAGGCGATCGACAGGCTGTCGGCGCCGATCGCCGGCATGTCCTCGCCGTCGACGACGGGGAAGCCGAAGATCGATTCCACGAGAGCACCGTCGCGAAGGCGCAGGTCGACGAGATAGTTGCCCTGCCCATCCTTCAGCTTTCGAACGGCGCCGACCGTCCGACGCGCCATCAGGAAACTGGCGTTCTGGCGGTAGGCGGCATTGGTCTCGAAGATGAGGTCGATCAGCTTGTCGGAGCCGTTGGTTGTGGCGCCGAAGCCACCCGAGGTACCGGTGGCGACGAACTGGAACTTGCCCCAGGCGCGGGCACTGTCCGCATCAGAGACGAAGTCGTACGTCAGGAAGCCCCTGGGCTGCAGATTGCCGCTGCCATTGACGTAGGCGGCGTTCTCCTTGCGCGAGAACTTCGACGCCGCCTTCATGGCCAGCCATGCCTCGACATCGATCCGGCCATCTTCCAGCAGCTTCTGGGTCACCATCGGATAGGCATAGAGTTCGTTGACGGGAATGCGCCACATGCCGATCTGGGCTGCATCCGTCTGGCTGCGCGTCTGCTGCTCGCCGACCCAGGCCGCATCGACCTCGTCATTGTCGATCGGACCTTCCAGTGCATCGGTGCCGATCTGGACGACGTTCGCCAGGCGACGCATCGGCGTGGTGTCATAGATCTTCTGGACCATGCGGCCCGATACGTCCGGGGTGACCCAATAGCCGCCCGACGGATCGCTGGCGACCATCATGGTCTGCGCCTTCACCTCGGCGCGGCGGATATAGCCCGCCAGATCGGCGCGATATTCCTTGAGCTGTTCCGGCGTGTAAGCCTTCGCCTCGATCAGCTCGGCGAACGCCGCCGCGGCCTTC